GCAACTCAGGTGTCGTGTCTGCGTAAATACCACTCAAGATAGGTATTTGCATTATTTTTCACCCACTGACGGTAAGACCTTTTTTTCTTTGTCCCAGTATTCTTTGTAGTTTTTTGAAAAGTATTCGGCATCTGCCTCATTGTCAAAAGAAATGTAATCCTTGCTTTTTAAAGCCCGATCAAAAGCATCATCACCATAATTTTTCAGTTCTTTATTTTCGTATGCAATTCTTGGGTAAACAATAAACTTATTTGGCCCAGCTTCAGAATACTCCATTTGGTGTGTAGCAATATCGCCTTTTCCCAAGTCCATGACTGGGTATGCCTCGGGGTTGAGAATCCTGCGGACAAAATTCTTCCCTTGGTTTTCATTCAGCACGTTTTTTAAGGTTTCGTAATCCATTGTTATTTTGCCTTGTTGCGTGCGCTGATGCGTTTTGCTTTGGCTTGAGCATCTGCTTTTGAAGAAGCACCCCAAGCCCTCAAACTTAACAGCAAGCGTGTGGGTTCACCGTCTTTGTATTCAGGACCAGAGTTACCACCCATGCGAGCCAAGAACGATGCTCTGCGGGGGTTGTCGCCAGTCTTCACTGGTGGCTTGAGGTTCATGCCTTCAGCCTTTGCCGCAGCCCTACCCTTGGCGTTTAAACCGCCTTTTGGATTCTGGCCTTCTTTGCGTGCATAAGCTGGGGTTTTCATCTAAAACTCTTGATCTTTTCAGCAACCTTTTTGGGTTGCTTTGCAAACTGTTTGCCCGCTTTTGTGGCCTCGCGCTTTGCCCGTGTGGTTGCCGCATACTCGGCAGAGGTCAATGCCTTGATTGCCTTTTCAGGCAGATACCTTTCGCCAGTTTCGGACGATGGCTTTCCTGACTTGGTGCGCCAATTCTGTTCACCCCAGTCCTTCAGACTTTTCTGTGGGGCTTTCATTTGTAGCCTCCACCTTTAGCTTTGTATTCTTTTGCCAACATTTGTGCTTTACGGGCAGACCATTCGTTTGGGTCACCGCCCTTTGTCCCTGCCTTGATTTTTTCAAACAGGGCTTTTCGCATGGTTGGCTTCGTGTAGTTGCCAGCCGCATTGACAGAGGACTTGGGTTTGGTTGCCATTAAGCCGCCACGCCTTTGATAACTGCAAAGTTGAATACTGGTGTTTCTGTGGTCGTGCCGCCAGTGGTGCGGAATGTGATGTTGAAACTACCAGCAGCCACCGCAGTGACCATCAGGTCATACAAATCAGTGCCTGATTTTTGGTTCAAGATAACCACATCAGTTGCCGCCACAGTGCTATTTGTCACAGTAAAAGTTGCCGCTGTTGTAGTTCCCGCTGCACTAAATAATGTGATTGCGCCAGTGGTCTTGTTCAGGGTCACGCCAGTGGTTCGGCTTGTTGCCTGAGTGACAGCACCACCAGCCCCAGTTGCATAACCAACGCCAGCAGTGCCAGTTGATGCAATTACACCTGTGGCGGTCAAACTTGTACCAGTAGCCACACCGATTGCTGGTGTCACCAATGTTGGGCTAGTGAATGTTCCTGTGCTTACTGTTGGATTTGTAATCGTTGGGCTGGTTGCAAAGACCAATACACCAGTTCCTGTTTCATCGGTCATTGCTGCACGAAGATTGGCACTTGATGGCGTTGCCAAGAAAGTCTGAACGGCTGAACTCAAACTCGGAATGTCCGATGTAATGTTGTACCAACTATTCGTTGCTTGATAAAAGCGAAAGCGCAATGCAGCACCACCTGAGATTGTATTTACAGCACCGAAAATTGCAGTTGCACCATTCAATGCGATTGCAAAAACTGTAATCTCTTGTGTGCTAGTAATCAATAACTCAGTGCCATCAGGAACACCAGTATTCAAAGGCAAGGTAACCGTGCCAGAGGCCAAGACACTAGCGGGTTGCAACAACATCCATTGCTGTTCTGCGACTGGTGTAGGTACGGTAATGTTGAAACCAGTCGATGGTACATACAGATTAACCGCCAGCGTAGGCGAGGCAAAACTTTGCTGAAAGAAAGTCAACAAAGAACCAATAGAGGTTCTGCGTGCATCCCCGTTGTTGGGCGAGTAAACAGGTAACTGATCTCCGCTGGAAATCGTGCTGAGTACGGGTAACTGGTTGATGGTTGGCATGACTGTCCTTAGTAATATTCAATTGGGCCATCAGGCCCTGCTGTAACTGGGTTGGCTGGTGGCCTGACAAACGGATTATCGTAGACACGCCAAGGTTTGTTGCCTGAACCGGCTGGCATTGTTGCTGGCAGTTGTTGTTCAAGCGGGTATGTGGCTCTTTGCAACAGGATGTCGTAACCCTGTTTGGCTGTTGTCTTGGTCTCAATCATCACTTGCTTGCCAAAACTTGGCGCAAGTCGGATGCTTAAATTGCAAATGATGGCTTCATAAGCCGAATCAGGCACATTGGTTTCTTCATCTAAATCGCTGTCCTGTGGGCTTGATGGCAATGGGTAGCCCAACCGAATTCCTTTGCCGTTCCAGTCTGCAATCATTGCATCCAGTCTGCGTAAAGCAAAGTCCAGCTGTTCAGGCCCAAGGTCAAAAACATATGACGCAAGGCCTATTTCTTCAAGGGCAGAGCTTATGAATTGACGTTTGGTGTAACCCATTACGCAGTCTCCATTGCGTTATTGATCTTATTGAGCAAAGTCGCATCTGACCAACGCTTATCTACTTTCAATCCAATTGCTTCAGCCTGTTGCAACATTTCTTCAAGACTTGGCAAATCATCTTCTATTGACTCGACTGGTTCACTTACAGCAAGTGATAGACCAATAGGCGTTGGAGTGACTATCTTGTTTTGCTTTCGCTCAAGGGCTTGCGTTTTTTTGAGTTTACGCTTTTGCAAACGCAACTCCCGCCACGGGGCGAGAGTCTTGTTTTTAACAATAGCTGCCGACTTGATCATTTCTTTTTCATTGACTTAGCGGCTGGCTTTTTCATCATGCCATACGCCATAGCAACGGCTTGCTTTTGAGGCTTGCCAGCTTTCATTTCTTTTTTAATTGTCTTACCCATTTCTTTTGCCATCATGCCGCTCATCTTTTTCATAACATTACTCCAAAGTTAAACAGGCCAACATCTCTGCTGGCCTGCTTGGTTGATTAGCTTACCCGATACACAATAAAGGTATCTGCTGCTGTCTTGCGAACACGGAATCGTGCAGATGCACCAGACGTAGCCGCAGTTGCTGCAGAACCCACAATGGTTACGCCTGTGTTGACCGTGATGGTCAAAGCAAACGCAGCCAAAGTAATGACGCTAAAGTCAAACGACTCACCGATTGCCCACTCAGTTGCCAAATCAAGGTTTGCACCTGTTGGCAGCTGAATGCTACGGGTTGTGGTTGGGGTTGCAGTCACAATGCCAGTCAGCACATTTGCTGCTGTGGCAATCATCGAAGCACCATCAGTTATGTCAGCCGGTGCGCCTTGCAGCTGCCAGTTGCCATCGTCAGAGATGACTGGGGCAACACCAACTGCAAAGTAAGCACCCGATGCACCAGCTTGAATAGTCACGTTGGTGGCATTGGTGAATGCGCCTGACACATAAGTGGTGTTCTCGACTACGGTCAGCAAATCATCTACTTCAGGAAAATTGGGGAAACCAACTTGCTGAAATACGCTTGCTGCTGAGTAGGCTTGAACGGCGATTTTCTCGCCCGCTGGTACTGCAACAGTGACTGTACCTTGTGTGAAAATTACGTTGTAACTCATGATTTCTCCTTAAGTCTGATTGAACAGCAAAATACCAGACATTTCTGGCTGCTTATTGACCACACCGTAGAGGGTATCCAAGCGGTACTTGGTCTTCATGGTGTTGACATCGTATTGTTTCTGCATGACCAATTCAATGCCTTGATCGGTAGAGGCACGCATCACTGCGACACCAGCATCGGACGGGACAGCATAACGACCGGGCAGAATCTCCAGCGCATCTTTCTGCCAAAAGCAGTTGATAGGTGCAGCAACTGTGTTTAGGCGGTTGATGCCTGCTGTTGCATTAGCAGTCACGATACAGTTTTGATACTGCAACTCGGCATCAGTTCCACCTTGTGCGGAAATGATTGGAGGTGTGATAACGCAAGTTCTTGCATTGGTCACGCTCACCACACGGAAGGTCTTAGAAAAACCAGTACCTTGTTTGGTGATGTGATGCACAGCTTCTACGCCGCCAATCTCAATGGCTGTTCCAGCTGGGAGATTGGTGGTGCTAGAAACGGTGATCGTTTGGAAACGATTGTCAACGTTCTGGGTCTCACCAGTCACGGCAGTGGATGTTGCTGTGGGCACATAGTAGTTGCTTGCGCCCACCAATGTGCTCATAGTTGGGTCAGCACCTGTTGCCGCAGCAATGCGGTTTGCATAATCCAATTTGTAAGTCTCAAAACCAGCAACCATGCCAACATAAGAACGCTCAAAAGCTGTGTTG